TTCTGCAGTCTCTGCGGCCTCCTGCGCTTTTTTCGCCGCGTCCACAGCCGCTTGTACATTGGCGTTAGCTGCTTCCTTGGCAAATGACGCAACCTGCGCGCCCGTCACTTTGGAAGCCACGCCCTGCTGCTCAGCAACAAAGAGGGAGTCATTGTCGATGCTTTCCACTGCCGGGAGTGTGCTGATATTCTTATCGGCCATCGGGTTCCTCCTTGAGATTTGCGGATGCTTTCCGCAGCTTGCTCTTGGCTGCTGCCATCACTTCTACCGCGTCTCCATTCACAGAAAGTGTTGAAAGAATGGCAATCGCATCATCAATCAATTTCTTTGTCTCTTCCATATCAGCCCTCCAAAGCTTTCAATCGTTGTTCCAACTGCTGAATTTTTGCCGTCAGTACCGCGACAAACTCTCCATAAGAAAGGCCATACCGCCCCTCGTCATCTACAGACAAGGCCGCGAAATCATCCAGCGGAATCCCGATTTCATTTAAAACATCCTCCACATCCTGTGCGATAAAGCCCAGGTGGCGCTTGGCTTCTTTCCCTTTATAGAGAAAGCTCACTGGGTTCAGCCGGTCAAACAGAGAGATATATTTTTCAGCAACATCATACCGAATGTCATCCTTTGCGTTTCGGTCAGAAGTCACATTCAGCTCCACATCTGATGTAAAGCGGTTTGCGTACACATTGACGGCATTTCGGGTGTCCAGTGTAATATTTGTCGCCACAACGACCTCGCCATTATCGGTGGTCATACGAACGCCGCCGCTAGTAGCAACTACCTGATTTTCACTGACAGCTTCAATCATACCCATCCCATAGGTGCGGGAGCCGTTATAATCGTAGCTGGTCACATACCCGATGTAGCCGCCCAGGTCAGCCCTGGAACTAAGGCTCTCATAGACTGCCATTTCTCCGCCCAGCCGGATATATTCTGCGGAGACCTCGCCAGTCAAAATGTTGTCTCCGGAAATCATGGTGGAGCCGTCGGTCAGGCTGGACTCAAACACCACATCCCCAGTAAATCGAATGACCTGCGAGGCAACCGTAACGCCGCCCACAGAGAGATCAATATACGAGCGGTCCGTGCCGTTCTGCACTGTGAGTGTGATGTTGTTCACCTTTTGCGAAATCGTGGAAACCTGTCCATTCAAACCCTGCACAGTGGATGTAATGCTGTCCAACTGAACGGAAATGCTGGACGACAGACCTTCAATTTCGTTTTCCACTTCCAGACGGATTTCTTCCGCCGTTTTTGTGATCGTGGAACGGGTCTCTGCGATCTTGCGATTAAACTCCTGCGTCATGGGACCAGCAGACGGGTATTCGTCCTCCAGTTCCACCTCTCCGGGAGCGGATATGCTTGGATAGCCATCTCCATCGTCCTCTAGCCTGGAAATAAAGGAATATAGCCCACTGACAGTAACGCCGTCCCCAAGTTCTGCGGACGGGTCCAAATTGGCCGCATCTGCTGTAAATGACTGATATTCATAGCCTTGCAGCTGTGATAAAAGTGTATTAACCATGTCCTGTGTTGCATGGGGGCAGGAAGCCGTGATCTCCAGACCTGTATCGTCCCCCGCCGTCAATACGTTTTCATCATCGACTATCAACGTCACACGGGAAATAGGTTTATACTTTCCGGTATTCTCAAAGCCTGTGATGTCCAGGCCGACAAAGAATTGTTCAGACAAGGATTCTGTCACCTCCAAAGGTGATGGCGTCTCCGTGTTCATCCACTAAATAATTTGTTTCCGGAGGAGCGGACAGGAGCCGAACCAGATATAAGGTATTTGCGTCTGTTATCATCCAGTTCCCCGCATGGGCGGCGGCGATAAAACACAGTTCGTTCCGGATGGTGTAATCGTTGGCCGGATAATCAATGGTGTAGTTGGCGTTCAGCGCCGTCCGGCTGTCCAGCGTTACTCCCAGAATGCGGCAGAACTCCGCAACAGCGTCCGGCATGGTCATGGGAAATTCCAGGCTCTGGTCCGGCTCCCAAACCACCTCTGCCTTACGCATGGCATCATAGGCTTCCAGCGTCCAATAGCCGTCGTCCTCGCTCCTGCGGTTGGTGAAGAATGTGCCCTTCGGAATCCATTCGGAAACCTGTGTCCTATTTTTCAGGCGGACATACCGCTTAATGGTCGCCGCTTTTGGAATGTTGTCCGCAAAGAGGCTGATCTTCAAGCTGGCAGTGTATGCGTTGCCGATTCCGAAATCCTCAAACAGGCCGTTGCTGTAAGAGTGCTCCACTTCCTGATCTGGACCGTACTCAACTCCGTTGATCTCAAACTTGTATTCCCGCTCTGTGTTTGGCATCCTCCAAAGACTTTTCCACAGTTTGCTTGTCATCTGTGCCATAGCTATACCTCTGTGATATTGAAAGACGCTCCCTCCCAAATATCAGTATCGCCGTCCCATACTTCGCTGATATTGGCATTGAACGAGGAGCAGTAAAAGGTCTTGGTCATGGTACCATGCAGATCACGGTATGTAGCTGGAAACGTTGCGGCGCTTAAATCATCATCCAGCTGCGCTAAAAGCTCGCGGTTCATTCCTAGCATGGTATAAGACAGCTTTCGCTTGGTTGTAATCTTATGGCGGCGCATTTTCCCATTTTTTGTGCGGGTCGTTTTATCGCTGTCTAGGTCCTCCCTGCTCCAGCCAAAGCCTTTGCTCTTCACATATGGGGAATAGTCGTGCCCGTTGATTTTCAAAATCTCCATATCCACCTCAGAAGTTTAGAACCGGCTTTCCGGCTTGCTGTGTCATGCGGTTAATATGGTTAACCGTGTTTCTTGCGACCTCTCTCCCGTCCAAATTGACAACCACCGTTATCGTGCCATTCCCCTGTCCACCAACCTCTCGCATGGCTTCCACTACCGCCTGCTTGATGGTATCAAGCGGCGCTTCAATGTTGGTTCCGCTCCGCTGATCGCCTAAAACCGCTAGAAATTCGCGATTTGGAGGGATGACGGCACCAGCAGCTAATGCAGGAACTGAACCGCGCGGCAAAGATATATCTCTAGTTGCGGTTCGGTAGTTTACAGAATACTCAGCAGAAACCTTTTTTTTCGTTCCACTAAATTGGCCTGTAATCCATCCAACTTTTTCTGATACCCAGCTAGAAACACTGGTCCAAATACTTTTTAAACCATCCAGCAGTCCATTTAAAATGTCTTGCCCAAGCCCTTTCCAAAAGTCCAAAGTAAAATACTGCGCAACATTTGTTTTCCACCAATTTTTGATATTTGCCCACACTTCTTTGAACTTATCTAAAATGAAGTTCCAGTTTGGTGCAATCTCAGAAAAGGCAACTGCGCCGATTCCAGCAAGCATCATACCAATACCAACGCCTTGCATCCCAGGCACAAACATCATAATTACGCCGATCACAAAGAGGAATCGACCTATTTCATGCAAAATATTCGATAATGCCAAAATAATATCTGTTTTTAAGAGGTCCCAATTAAGTGCAGTTTCGCCTACAGCAAATAAGGAAATTCCGGCAATTAAGAACCCAATGCCAAGCGCAATCTTTCCAATACAAAGAAATACAACGCCAATAATTGCAAGCATTTTCCCAACTTCTACTGCAATGCTACTTAACACTGTTACAATCTTTTGCTGCAACGTCATGCCATTGTCATCTTCAACAGAGGCTACTTCAAACAATGCAATGCCTGCAATTATAAGCGAAACTCCTTGCAATAGTTGTCCCATACAAATTAGAACTACTCCCAAAACAGCAATGAGAGGGCCTATTACTTTTGCTGCTTCCAGCAGTCTTAACTTGATATTTTCCGCAAAATTACCTTCATCTCCCGCTGCTGCGCCCACAGAAAATATAGAAATTCCCGCTAGAATCATGCCAATTCCAACCAAAAAATGGCCTGTAACAACAAGAATTACACCTATAACCGCAATAAACGCTCCAACAATTTCAAGAATTGTATCTAGCCCTCTTTCCACTAAAGCTGCTGCCAATCCTGGATTTGATGTTGCTGCATCCCAGATTGCAAGGGCACCCAGCACCATAAGACCAATTCCCAGAAGAACATGTACTCCTGTAAAAGTTAGAATTGCGCCTAGCGCCAAAAGCGCTGCACCCGTAAACAATTCAACAATCCCCAACAATTGGTCACTGATCGCACCACGAAAATCAGGTGAAATTGTATCTAAAGAACCAGTCCCCCCACCAGAACCGCTAGAAGAGCTATCAGATAACTGATTGATCTCATCAAATCCAGCCAATGATCCAGTAGCTTTTTCCGCCGCAGAACCCACACTCTCTATTGCATTTGCCTCGTTATAAAGGTTTTCTGCTGCTTCCGCAGATTGTTCAGCTGTTGTACCAAAAAGAGCAGAAACAATTTTTGCAACCGCAGAAACTATCCTAGCTAGCACATTTACAAATGTTGTAAATGCTGGTATAATCACGTTTACTAGGGGCTGTACTAATGTAAGGAGGGCCCCCTTTAATCTACCGATGGCCGCAGTCGCTTCGTCATTGGTTTTAATGACCTTTCCGAACCATTCTCGCAGAGAGGCAAGTCCCTGAGAGATCACCGTAAAAATCAACGCGCTTCGTACCACTTCTCGTAGTCTCATGGAAAACTTTCCGGCGCTCTTTTGCATCCGCTCCATGCCCTGTGACATTATTTCTGTGTTTGGTCCAGAAGATGCAAGTTGCTTTTGAATATCTCCCGCTCTTTCTTTGGTCAGATTAAGGGCAATGTTGGTTTTCTCAATAGAAGCATCGTAGCTCTCCACCTTTTTCTGCACAGCATCCCATTCTTTTTGGAGCTGCTTTACCTTTTCTGCCTGCTGATTGATACTGGAAGACGTGAAAAACTCGCCGCCGCTTCTCATGCCTTCTAGTTTTGCTTTTGCAGCATCCAGCTCTGCCCCAAGTTGCCTAGATTGTTCAATCAACGGCATTTGTTGTTGCTGCTTAATATAAATCTGATCATTTAAGCTCTCAATTTTTTTGTTTAGCTTGTTCAGTTCTTGTTGCGCCTTTTTATTATCAAGATCAACATCAATTACAATAGAGCCATCAGCGGCCATAAGATCACCACCTTAATTTTTTTGGAGGAAAGAAAATGGATGCTATTCTGGGTCTTTTATCAATTCTTGGTTTTTTTGTTTCATTTCTCTTGTTTGTGGTTGCTTTTCTAAGAAAGAAAGCGAAAAAGAAATGGGCAATCAATATGGCTGTTTTTTTCGCTGTTTTTCTCTTTGCTATCTCTTGGCCTTCTGAACAAGCAAATACAGAAAACAATACTTCTAGCCAGCCAGCAGATGATAGTAAGCAGTTGGAAACAATCGAACAAAGTATTGGGGTTGATGGAGTTTTAAAAGGAGACTGTTTTGATATCTCCGTTGTAGATATCAAATGGACTGATGCACTTGAAACATCTCTTGGAACAATAGAGCCAGACGATGCAAGCAACGGACTTTTGTGTATAATCTTCTCCGCAAAAAATACAATGGACAGCGTTCAAAATGTAGCCAGCATCGGGTTTAATGCTTACGCCGATGGAAAGAAAGTAATTCCAAAAGTCGTAGTTGGCAGTATTGATGATGCAGTTGTCTTTGTAGGCGCCGTTTCTCCTGGAATGGAAATCGTTGGTCACGTAGTTTGGGAACTACCATCGGATTGGGAGGAATTCCAAACATCGTACATTGATTCCGGAACGGCTAGGGACAGTAAACAGCACTTTACAATTCATAGGGAAGATATTAATTAGTTATAAAATGTCCCCGCTACCTCATATTCCAGCTTCTTCAAGCTTTTCTCCGCTGGGGCAACTTCAAGATCAACATCAATTACAACTGATCCATCAGAACGCATAAAATCACTTCCTTTTAGGAGGGATATTCTTGAAACAAAAAATATTAATTATTTTAAGTATTTTTTTTGTTTTATTAGTGGTATACTTTTTCACCTTTGCAAACACCAAAGATGAACCTGATAAAATAGAAATATCTGCTGTAGATTTGTGGAAAGAGTTCGATTATAATGCTGATGCTGCGACTCAAAAATTCCAAGGTGCATCACTGCTGGTCTCCGGAACTATTGCAGAAATATCCGATAACTTTATGGGAAGTCCCTGCATCCTTTTAGAGAACGGTGTTGATACCATCCCAGCCGGAATATTTTGTTTCCTTTTAAAATCAGATGCAGACTATATGCTAAATTTAAATGTCGGGGATGAAATTGCTATTATAGGCACATGTAATGTTGCCCTTAATTTTTCTGAAAGTAGTTCGCCTTTTATATCAATCGAAGATGCTTCAATTCAATGAAACACCCCCGCTACCTCATATTGAGATAGCGGGGGTTCTATATTCAAGTTTCCAGCAACGGCTTGTTTGCATCAGAGATGTAAAGCTGACCGGGAATTTGACTTTCAAGAGCAATCGGTACCGGCACATTCCATGTCTTGAATAGGTCTTTCATCATGTGTCCAACGTCTTGCGGCGTGCTGCCCATGTCCAACATCACTCGGCGGGTAATACGAATCAGGTTTGCAAGACCGCTCAAAGATACTTCCGGTACCCTAGTCGGAATTGTATATGCTCCCTTCTTACGGAGTGCCGGGAGAACGTCTTCCGTTACCCAGTCCGTGAATTGCTCCGCCTCCGGTTTCTTGCTCTGAAAAATGGCCCGGTAGAGATTGCCTTCGTTGATGATAAGCATCCGATTTGCCCTTCCGGTCGAATCGACGAGGTCGGTTAAAACGACCCCGTCAGGCTTGAGCCGTTCTTTACAGTGCTTTGTCTGGATTCCCAGCGGCTTACACACATCTGCCAAACAGAACCATGGTTCTCCATTGACTTCGGTAGTACGAATCTCTCCAAAGGAGGTGTGGCATAATAGATTTACCAAACCTCCGGGTGTGGTGATATAGGAACAGTCCGATACTTGTCGAGTGTGCCGGGCTGTTTCTATTTTTTTAGTTTTCCGTGCTGTTCTTGGATTCCTTCACGGACTATCTCCGAACGGCTTTTCCCTTTCACTTCGCAGCACTCGTCAAGTTGTGTCAAAGTTTCTTGGTCTAACCGCACACGGAGCATATAGTCTTTTGGATTCTCAGAAGCAGGACGGCCTTTCTTTGCAACCACCTGTTCACCGCCTTTCTTGTTGCTACAATAAATATATATTGTTGCTACAAGAAAGTCAAGAGGTTTTCCAAAAATTTTTCCGCTATCTCAATATGAAGTTTTCAAGGTACAGTTTCTTGACAGCTATCCAGCCAGCCCGTATAATAGCAAACAAGAGGTGATCGGGATGTTAGATGAAAAGGACCTGCAAGCGATTCATACAATGATGGAGCAGCAGAAGAAAGAAATCCTCAAAGAGTCTATGGCAAATATGCAGGTAATCATTGAGAATACATTTGCCCCACAATTCAAATTATTGTTTGAAAAGCTAGATTCAATGGGGTCTAAAATGATCCCGCAAGAAGCTATGGACATTATGGAAGATCGCGTGGATGATCTTGAAAAGACGGTGGCTATACATACCCGGCAAATTGAAGAATTGAAAAAAGCTCAGTAATGAATGCCTCAGACGGTGCCTGTTTCGGGTGCCGTCTTACTTTTTGTCCATGCCTTCAAAAGCTCTTGCTCTGTATCGGTGTACTGTGTTTTTAGGTCAATGATATCCCGGTTTTTTCTATAAAACTCTTTGTCTGCTTTATCCAACGGTTTTCCAAGCGCTCTTTTTTCCCGAATACGAATGATCTGCGCAAATAAGCAATCCCCAATTTCCATGTAGGCACCTAGCCAAGTCCACCAATGAACTCCTCCTGTATTGGTCTGCGGATCATATTCTTTTGCCCGCACTTCATATCCAAGGACTCGGTTGATTGGGGCAACAATCATAGAAAAATCATGTTTCCAGGAAATCAGCTGCGGCTGTTTTTGTTTAGATATTTCTTCTCTTCCACCGTTAATAAAGCGAAAGCACTCCTGAATCGCCGCGTCATAATCCGTCAGTTGGTCAAATTCCACATAGAAGATTTGGAGCACGGCAAGAGCTCGTTCTTGATCGTTGAAATCTGGGTCGTTCAGAATTTCAAAAATGTCAAGGATGACACGATAATCATAGCGAATAGCAAACTCTTCTCCGTCTATTTCAACGGTTTTTGGCAGTCCATAACTCATGCCGTGCTCCTTACTTCAGCTTCTTTGATACTTTTGGTACTTATTTAGATACTTTTGGAGCTTGGGATTCGTGGCTTTCTGTTCGCGCGCGAATGAAGAATCAATTTCATCCATCACAGCCAGCATGAGATTACACCACACCGGAAGCCCGTTTGCCAAAGCATAAACATTCATACCGCCAAACAGCACATCACAAACCGCGTCGCCAAACACGCCGTCAATGATGCCGCGCATTTCAGCATCCCGCTCTTTTGCAAAGGCAAAGATTTCCCGCTTGTCTGCAATTTTTTCAATTTGTGCCTTATACCCTTCCTGCTTTTTATCCAGTTCTTCAAAGGCGGAGTACAGCTTTTCCACAAAGTTGCTGTCAGTCGGGTTAAAAGATACCTCACACTTCCCATTCAGGGAATATGTAACAAGTCCGCTGTCAAAGCTCAGTTCTTTCACGTCTTACACCTCGTCTGGAGTAAAAGTCACCTTAGCGCCGGAAACAGACGCCGTTCCGGTGGTTCTTGTACCACCCAAGGTCACATCATAGGGCATTCCAACAGAGCCGCCGCCCTCCCCGCCCAGGCTGGACGGCTTAACCATACAGGCGGAATAGCGCTCCGCAAACGCAGCGGTTTGGGCTGTGCCAGCATAAAGGTGTACAATCAACATGTCCTGGTTTGCAAGAGCAGCAGCGTTCTGCTCTCTGACCGCCAAATTCCAAATCTTTGTGATGGCGGGGTCTCCTGCATCCAACTCACTGGGGTCAAAGCTCTGTGTGATGATCGGCTTTTTCATGCTGGTTCTGGTGGTCCCCAGGATATCCTTTGTAGAGTCCTCCTGCCAATCGTATTCCATAGAACTGTCTGTGACACGGGTCCCCAGGGGACTCCAAACAGGTGTAGAACTGTCCCCCGTATTGAGATACGCCACCAAAAGCTCACGGTCTACCGTTTGACCGGCTGTCGTATTAAATTCCATATCGGGCATTGGTTTCTCTCCTTTCAAACTCCGACTTCATAAGTCAGGCGCATTAAAATCTGATAATCTTCATAGCCGTTTTCAAGTGCGGCCAGCTTTGCGGCCTGTGTGGTAGGCTCCACTCTCAGTGCGCGGATTCCCTCTCCCAGCTCCGGTTTATTCGTTCTGGCCCAGTCTCCGAATCTGTTCAACAGCTCGACAGCTTCTAATCGTGCATCTATGCTGTTTCCCGGTTTGATTCGATAGAGCATTTCAAACTGATATTCCGCTTGATATCCGCCCAGAATGTATTTGCTTGTAATGTAAGTTCCCGGAATCGTGGAGAGAGTCATTCCTACCTCAGCGGGCTTTGCCATGTCCACATCTAAAAATTCATAGTTGATGATGGCAACGGGCTTGTCCGGAAAGGTATTTGCCCAAACCAGCATAGAGCGGGAAATTGTTTGAACCTCTTCCGCCGCAGCCAACACTTTAGGCCGTTCTTTTTTATCAGAGATCATTCTTCACCGCCTTGTCTGATACTCGCACCCACTTCTCAAGGTTTTCTGACTTGCTAGCCTCGAACCAGTGGGATTGCGCCTGTGCGTGCATCGATTTGTTAAAAACCAGGTCCTTATCTGTGACCACCTTTGTGCCGCCTTTTGGCGCGTAGCTGCTTCCCGTCTCGGGATCAACCATCAATTTCCCGTAATATAGCATCCTGGATTCTGGCCCTGGATATATAATGCGAGACCCGTCTACTTTTGTTCTCCTATCCAAGTCTCCTGTTAACGCAGGCACGTAAGGAGACGTGTCCTTCCGGATTTGAATAGCAAGAGTGTGTTCAGCTTTTGAAGATGCTTGCATCAATTTATCCTTGATTTCCTCCAGGCCTTTGGTGTGTACCGTGAGTCTCAGCATTTCAAGCACCTCCCACTTGAAAGTGTGACATATCTCCGCCAAAATCCTTGAAGTCCACCTTACTCACATCGTAGACGTTATCATATGCCGCTTTGATGGTCTGCACCGTCCAATCTGGGTGTACGGCCTCCCCTTTGACGAAAAAGCAGTCGCGGCTTACAGAGAGCGTCCACAGGCCGGTTTTGTCGTCTGCATTCCAAAATTCTCTTGGTCCGACATACCGCTTCTTTCTGCCTGTTAAGCCATCCACAGCATCAACATTGACCGGGATATACAAGGTAACGGCGTCCGCCCCTTCCAGGCCGCTCTTGTTCACATTAACGCCCTTGGAGGCGTCCAGGAGTACACCACGCAGAACAGTGATGTGATTGACCAAAGTAGGCTCAAATTTGTTTTCCGGCAGCTCTATACTCTTCGTGTTATAGAGTGTAACAACATGTGGAAACATGCTCACGCGTAGTACCCCTTTGCTTTCAAAAGCCCAGTTCCAGCAAGATACATTTTCGCCGTCTCCATAAGAGCTCCTTGTGCACTTTCTGCCGCATTCAGCGCGTCTTTGGCGCTTGACCCCCCGGAACGATAGGTTTTGGACCAGCTTCCAACGGTTTGGCTTTGTAGTTCCCCGGAATCTCCGACAGACGCAGATAAGCTTTTGCTTGCCGAACTCCTTGCCGCGTCAATCGTTTGATAAGCTTCAGCGATTGCACAACACGCCATCTTTACCGCTTCCAGCTCTGCATGTTTGGCGGCTCTTCCAGCCGTACACCAGTCAAGGTAGGAGCTTGCCCGAAGCGCGAGTCTCGGAAAATCAGATGGCTCAATAGATTTCCCGAAGTACACATATGAATAGAACTCGTAACCCGCATAAATCATAGCGCCGTCCTCCGGAGTACCGCCAAAATATCGGCCTTTTTCATGGAGCTGTTGACACCCCCCACGCCGTTCTCCACAGCATAATCAAGCATTTCTGCCCGAGTCATGCTGGAGAAGTCGGGCGTGGAGAGTGAAGCCGCGCTCAACAGCTCATTTAACCCCCCGAGGCAGCGTCTGGCTTTACAGCGGCCACAAACAGGCCGTTGGGGTCAGGAAGGACCGGGATAAACAATCCGGTGGCCTTCGTCCACACCGCTACAGGGTCAGGCGTCGCCCATTGGGTGATGGTGATGTACTGATCGGCGGACTTTTCGTTGTATTGTCCATACTCCGCCTCTTCTGGAGACACGCCCCACAAGCCCACACCCACCTGCGGAACTGCGGTGAAAGTGATCTTATCCTCCGGATAGAAGCGATGCGTCGCCTCCGTGCCGTCCGCCTTCTGAGTCTTATATCGCAGATCATAGGTTGTGATGGTTCCAAATCCGAAGAGCTGCGAAAACAAACCGCGTAGACGCTCGTTGGGAACATAGGTCCCCTGTCCAACAGAACCAAAGATCAGGGTCTGAATGCCCTTGTTGGTCGCTAACTTACGGACTACCTTGTTAGAGGTAATCGCCTCGTTGATGGTGTACCCCATCTCAGCGGCTTGGTCCACAATGGCTTGAATCTGACCAATGACATCAGCATCAGCGGACATGTCCAAATCGAAGGCCAGGTTTTCACTGGGAACTTTATAATCAACGGTCATCTTAAGGCGATTCTCATTGATGTTCATCTTGCCGGTGGCAAGCACATCCATCTTGGCAACTTCGGTTCGGACCTTGACTGCATCCGCCATCAGACGCATATCATCAAACACATAGCGCACGATAGCCTCATCGCCATACACGCCGGATTCAGTCAGGAGCCGCACGCGCTCGGTCTGATTGATCTTGCGCTTGATCAGCAGCTTTTCGACCTCCATCTTGTCAAAGGTAGGCCGGGAACCGATCTCCGCCTCTGTGTCAAAGGCGTGGACGGTAGCCATCACAGGCAGGGTAGCGCCATTGGCAAGCCGCATATATTCCGCCTTGAGGTTTTCGGTCTTCTGATCAGGGAAAAGCCGGTCGCCCAGGTATGCAGGGCGGGCAACAGACAGATTCTGAGAGAAGTCCAGTCTTTCAGCATCGGAAATCAAAGTTAAAATATCAGCCATTTGTCAATCCTCCTTGTTAGACGCCTGCGGAAGTCCAGACGGGATAGAGCTTTGCATCCTTGGTCATCTTGACCGATGTAACCGCAGGCCCGCCGCTGGAGAGCGCCCATCCGGTTTGTGTATTGCTCGCTTTAGTCAGCGGATAATCGGTTGATACAGGAGCATAGCTGCCCTCCTGGTATTCATGGGTATCAACCGGAGGCGCGCCTGTACCATCGTCCTTTTCATAGGTCAGGCAATATCCCCTGGTAACTTCGGGCGCATCCACAAACACAATCCCAGCCGCTTTCAGCGGTGTCTCGGCGGCGCTCTGGATATTCAGGCGTTCTTTCAGAACACGGCCAGCCAGCATGACGCTCCCTTCGTGGTCGCCGTGGGTGACATCCACATCGTCAAAAACGATACCCGCGGCGCTCCCATCATTGGACGGGAACACAGTTCCGGCGGCAACGATTTTGTTTCCATACTCATCCGCCACGCCCATAGAAGCTGGAATCTGATAGGTTTTCAGGACAAGCCCAACCTCGCTTTCCAGGAAGTTCGGCCGAAAAGTGCCATTCACTCTGTAAAAATGAGACATTCGTTTCACTCCTTCGTAGTATTTTGGGTTGCGTACATTTGATTGAACTGCTTGGCGTACATGGCTCCTTTGCTCTCGTGAGCAGGAGGCCCGCCAGGGCCAACAGGCTTTGCAAACGACGGGGCAGGCTTGTCCCCCTGGAACGCAGCTGGGTCGCTATCTTGCTGCGCCTTCAGGTAATCTTCAAACCCTTCCAGAGCCCCGTTTTTGAGCGTCAGGCGGTTGGCGGTAAGGTCCGCAACAAACGCCTTTTCCGCGGCTTTAGAACTGAACTTTACACCCTTGTCGGCAATCGCATGATTGACAGCATCTGCATAGTCACGATCTGCAATCTGCTTCTGATACTGCTCTGTCTCCGTGGTGTACTTGGTCTGCAGGTCAGCCAACTGCTGCTTGATGCCATCCACATCACCGGCAGATTTTTTTAACTTCTCAATATCCGCATCTCTCTGTGAAAGTTGTTCCTGAGACGCTTCAAGGTCCGCCTTTGCTGTATCTGCCGCCTTTTTGTATCGTTCAATGTCTTTCCCGTTGATCGCCAAAACCTTTGTCGCTTGTTCCTCTGTCAGTCCAATTTCAAGCAGTTCTTCTGTTTTCATGCGTTCTCCTTTGCGGCTAGGCTTTTTAGGTCGTTGCCGTGACCCACCGCCCCGCACTTTTAGGCTTGCGGATAGCCAAATTTAATTGAATCTCCCGTAGTTTAGCGACTTCGGGTCGGTCAAAAGAAAAAGGGTCAACCACCGAGAAATCCTCGGTAGTTGACCCCAACGGTCCTTCCCCGGCCCCTATCGGTCGGGGGAGCGATATACTGTTTTTTTCTTTTCCTCGATGATGAGAAATCCACTTTCTTTTTTTCGAATAATCGCGTCATTCCCACGGTCAAGAATGGCCCCAATTATGGCCCACGCTTTAATAGTTTCTTTGTTTGTTTTTTCATCCAATAATCTCGATGCGCTCAATCTCGTCCTCCGTAAATCCAATCAACAAGCCGTGTTCATTCTCCACATCGAACTCCAGAAATTCATTTCCATCATCATCAAAATCGTAGTCATACCCATAGAGTTCCCCGGTCGTTACACGTCCACTTGTGGAAAAAACTTTAATTTTCTTCCCAAAGTAAATCGTGGGATCGTTAATTATCATTTTTTCCACCCCCCTGAAAACGGAACACCATGCGTACCGCTTTTGCTGTAATGGATTTTGATACTTCTTGCAATTATTATATCACCGTTTCTGTTAACTGTATAGCCAATTTCTTTTCCGGCATCAATAATTTCTGTGTTTTTCCACTTTGTAAAATCATCTGTAAGATTGATTTTTCCGCTACCTGCCTTCGCGTTTATGATCGCTTGCAACTCCTCCACAGAAACCGTTATCACGCTTCTGCCCGGTGTAGCAGTGCCAGCCATATGCCGCGCCTGTTTCTCCGGATTGATCTCTAATGGATATTCACCGTTGCGGATCGCCTGCCTGATTGGCGCTTCTGCATCACGCTGCACTTTGAGTGCCGAGGCGGTTTGTTCGGATTCAATATCCGTATAGGTAACCTGCATCCTTTCCCGCTGCAATGGCAAACCCGCAGCTTCGCTAAAATCTCTGTATTCCTTGTTCAGACGCCGGATGCGGGCTGTCACCGTCTGGGCGTCCTCTTCAAGCCCTGCCGCCTTATATGCAGTCTGTTCCCGCTTCAGCTTTCGGATGGTCCGCTCGATCTGGCGTTGCTTTTGTGTAGCTTCATAAGCTGTATAACGTTTGCCCTCAAACTCCACATCATGCCCGTCGTCAATGTGTTCCAGTTCTTTGTCGGTATACGTCCGCTCCATCACGCCGTCTACAAAAGCGGTCCTGATATGACGGCAGTTGGCTCCCTCTAAACCATCCACATAGCCAAGTCCGCATACTTCATAGATACTTGGGTATTTGTCTCCGGTTCTAACAGAATACACCCGGCCCTGCCACGCTTTATGGTTCTGCCATCCAGTACCTTGATCTCGTGCCCCGATGTGGGCTGATACTTCAAAATATGGCGTTTCTAAGTATTCCGCACTCTGCTCCGTGTATTTGGCACAGAGCTGGGAGACGCCCGTCATCACTGCTCGGCGGGCTGCTACGTCGATTTGGTCCCGGTGTCCGCTCTCATAAGCCACGATCTTGATGCCGCTGTCTGCAAGCTGCTTAACAGTATTTCTAATAGCTTGGTTATAGCTGACTGCTCCGCTCATAACCTGCATCTCCGCGTTATCCAGCGCCCATTGATAAGCACGGGCTGGTGTCAGCATCGTCCGCCCACTGTCCACCAGAAAGCCCATGGATCGGGTCAGGTTGCTCATAGTCTGGCGTGTCTGCTCGTAGATAGCCCATGTGTCCTCAATGCTTACTAATGTCTCAGGAGCCGTCATCCCCGCAAGGTCTATGACCTCTTTGTAATACCGCTGGTTACGTTCCACCACGTCCTCCAGCAGTCTATTGAGCCGTTGCTCGCTGATATTGGCCGTTCGCTGGATGGCCCTCTCTATCTCTTTTAGGCCAATTCCATGTGACCGAAGAGCCCGGATATCCTGTATCGTCACTTCGTTCAGCTCACCGGAGATTTTTAGGCGGGAACATATCTCTTCAAGAAGCGTCGCTTCCAGGCTGCGGTATAGTTCGGCCAGTTCTTCGGGGAGAGCATCAAGAATTTCCGGGCTGAATGGGTATTTCACTCGGTATCATTCCCAAGCGCCGAATCAATCGCCTCTCTAACTGCCTTTGCAAGTTCTTTCCCATCAATAGTTAGACGAACAGTTTTTTGCGGCTCTTTAATTTCTACAAGACTCGAAAGGACTTGTCTTGCGAATTTCAAATCACTTTCAGCAGAAGAATCGATTTCAACATCAATTGATTTACTCCACGAACCAACACTCATATAGGCACTTGCTTTCATTACTCAATCTCCTCCTCTCCCTCGTCCGTCATGTCCTCCATTTTCGGCAGCATTTTCTTGGCTGTGGCCTCGTCCTCTCCATACCATTTTGCCCGGTATTCCCAATCATTCATCACGCCCATGGAAACATCCTGCCGGTCGTTAGCCCGCTCCTTTTCCTTTGCGTCAGCGTCATCAAGAACGCTGTCTCCCCAAGAATAGGTGACTTCATAGCCTCCAGCAGGCGCCAGATTGTACAGTGTAGCATACACGTCCATGGCATAGATCAGGCTGTCAAAGGTATGCTGCAGCGCTTTTTGAATGCTATCGATAGTGATAAACATCCGCTGTTTGCTGTTGCGCACCTCCGTTGCCGTCTTTTCAACACTTTGTGGGTCTGACAGCGTGCCATAAGAGAGGCCAACCTGGAACTCAATTTGTTTCAGAATATTTTGCAGCCCTCGATAAAGCGGTTCGTCCCGAAAAGAGGGTTCAAACTGTTCAAAAAACTTGCCGTCCCTGGAGAACGGAGCAATCTCAAACAAGCGTTTGTCGAAGTCCCTTGCTACTGTTTCTGTAGCGTCCATAAATATCTTTCTCTGGCCGCTCTTGTACTCCCACCGGATCAAATCCCACTGCTCGTCCGCTCTTTGGATGAGGTCTACCGCGGCCCCTCCATATACGGACACACCGGTTTTATCATCGGTGTCCACATTGTTTGACTGCGGGGGCTTAAAATAGGCAAAGAGCGGTCCTTCCAGGTTTTCTATCTTGACTTCTGGCGGGATATCCGCCCAATCCGGAACCTCATTCAAAGCGGCTGCAGGTCCTACGGAACCGCTGCTGTCGCTGCGGTATGCTTTGTTCTGGATGGTATATGTAGTACCATCTAAGTTGTGGTATTCCAGCCGGACATAGTATTTATCATTGGCTTGTGCTTTTTCACGGAACACGCCTCCAACACAGGTACCAGAAGCATCAAATTTTGTAGGCTGAAACGCTGCCGCGCTGGTTCCGTCCACTAAAATACGGTTCCCATAAACATACGGTTTCAGCGCAATACCACCTGTTGCAAGCCCAAGCTCAAGCTGCTGTAGGAACCTTTCTTGCGCTGCTTGAAACTGCTCGTTGTGATAGTCCGCCCTGGCACTGCCCGCGATGCTTACTGTGAGTTCCGCCAGCGTCGGGCGGACAATCTCTCTACAGATCGCTGCTGGCAGGCCCATCGGAACCACAGGAGGAACCGCCCAGGGCGGTCGGTTGACATACATAGCAAACCACAGGTTGATGTTCCGCTCCATTGTCTGTCCCGTGGCAGGCTTAACGCCAAACTCCCGCTGAGTCACCGCCTGCGGAAATATGAAGTTTTTCAAGCGGCCCAACCAGCCGACAAAAACACTCATGCGATCTCTCTCCACATAATGGTGTTACAAAAATAGCGCATCTGGTCCATTGAGTGATCTGACTCTTTAATGACTTTGTCTTCCCCGGCATCTCCATCCCACATGTAGGATTGAAATTCCTGGAACGTATTCTCGCAGCTCTCGTGAAACTTGATCCGTCCAGTTTGCAGCAAAGTTGCCGTCAGCCGGATTCCATCCAAAACAGAGTTATCCGCATCCCACACGGCAAATTTCCCATGCCGATGTATGCACTCCTTGAAACTTGCCGCAGAAGGGTCAACGATCACACGTTCGATCTTCTTTCCATCCGCAAAATTCTCCAGGTCCTGATAATATTCTTCATCGGTCTTTTGTTTTTTCTTGGCCCGACCATCGTAATAATACTCCTTCAGCATGACAGCCTCCCCGCGATAAACGCGCCACAGCCCCATCGCCGTTGGATTCATTGTGCCGTAGTCGATAGCGATATAATATAATCCAGGTCCATCAGGGTTTCCGCGAATAACATGCTTGTCCATGCTGAACATAGGGTAGACAAGTCCCTCTGCCAGCGCCCATTCTCCTAATATGTACCGATCATAAAATACCGTTCCGGCGTACTCTCTTTTTAAATCGTCAACAAATTTTTTTGGCAAAAACGGGTTATCATCAATGGTATATGTCTGGCTGAATATATCCGCATCACTATCAAGAAACTGTTTTAGCCAGTGTCCGGGATATTGCGGATTGAAGGTACCATCAAAGCAAGAATACTCTTTATCTAGGCGGCTTTTCAGAAGTTCAAATACCTCTTCGCTCCAGTCGGCCACCTCATCCCCATAGCAGTATTTGATGGATGCGCCACGAATTTTTGATACTTGGGAAACCTTCTCAGCTCCCAGGCAATAGCATTTCTCTCCAAACAACCATGCTGTGTTGTCACTGGAAATTGCGCCAACCAGCGTGTCTCCATATAGGTTCCGCATCGGCTCCAACACATTTCGTTCAATCGTTGATTTTGTAACCCCAAGAATAACTGTCAGCCCATCTTTCCCGACGCGATCTCGGATGCGAATTGGAATCATCCACCGAAAATCAAGATAAGTCTTTCCGCTTCTGGTTGCGCCACCTTTGAAATTCCACCGCCTATTGGCGTTCAGAACAAATTCATGTTGTTTCGGACTTAACAGCATCTTTGAACTCCTTTAACAGCCCATCCAATTTGTTTAAGCTGTCGTTTCCGCTTGCCGTATTCTTTGTGGCTTTATCAACGATGATCCCGAAGGAAGTCGCAATTTGAGACAAACCAGCATCATCTATCTTTTCAGGGTCCGTCAGTGCATTAAGGTGAAGGTCTATTGCCTTTTGCATCTTCTCTTTACGGGAATCCATAAAGGCAAGCATATCCAATGTATTCTGTTTCTTTTTTTGTTGCGCTTTTTGGAAGAATCCTTCGCAATTCAGCACAATGCGTTTTACCGTGTCCTTTGATACACCATTCATCTTTGCCGTGGCGTTATAACTCTCGGTTTCCAGATAATCAGCCACTATTTTCTTTTTCTGGCGATCTGTCAGCCGTGCAGCCATAACACCACCTTCCTGTCAACTATTCTTATAGTTCCATATTGGGGTAAACTTTTTCCCACACGTTCACGTGGTAAGTATTGACTTCGCCATAATTGGCATCGAAAATCTTTTTAACTCCATATCCCTGTCGTTGGCTTTCGAGTTTGAGCTTCCGCCAGTCAAAAACCTTATATGATACTCCATTCAGATGTGCTACTCGTTTGATGGAATACCATTCCTTGCTCCTATCCAGCTCTGTCTCCAGCGCCTTTCTCTTATCCTGTTCGTCTCTCAGCGCAGTAAGCAGTTTGATGCCAAACTCCGGAGAGTTTATCATCTTATCGATCGTGTCCGAGGTCATGTAAGCCCCGTGCTTGCGAATGCTGGGTAATACCTCACTCGTCACCCAGCGCTTGAACTTCTTGGCCCCGGGAAGCTTGCTGGAAAGGACGAGGGAATACAGGCCGCTCTCGTTGATAAGTACAATCGGTGTCCCGTTGACGCTGAACGTTTCGTTCACCGTCTTATCCTCATCATCAACGTGGTCACGGATTGCCTTTTGTGGGTTCGTGTAACCCAGTGCTAATGCCACATCCTTACCAACCAGCAATGGCTCCCCGTCCAATCCCACAGTACGAATCTCCCCAAACTCAGGGTTGTTAAAAATCATCAAGTCGTTCATGGATATACCGCCTTTCTGAATTTTCGTTTCCACCATTTATGTTGACCCAGGGAAGAGGAGTAAGGTGGCACCTCCCTTTTCGGCCCGTCGGCCTATCCCCGGTATTCAACCATTTTTCGAGAGACGGCGGGAGATTACCCCGCCATGCGTTTCCTCCCATTAGTCCCGCCCCCGTCTCGTGCAACTGCGGGGCGGCATATCCCCCTTTGCGGGGGAGCTGTGAGTTTTTCGGCTTTTCTCACTTGCCTTTCGCCAAGAAATTCTGTAAGGACTTGCGCCCTGGCACGGGTGGAAGGCTCTGTTCCCCCAACCTCCGGTTTTGGAGACCGGCGCTCTCCATTGAGCTACACCCGTATATGTGCGCTTCCCGCTTAGATTGTCACACCCTATTGGCATACCCGTGCACAGGCACACAGGGTAGTTTTCAGCGGGATAGCGCTTTGCGGTCCAGCTATCTAGAATACAGCGTCACAATGCCGCTGAGCCGGTCCACTGGGGCGGGTTCCGTCTCTACACGCTCCGCCGGGCGCAGCCGCTTTCTCCGTGTCGGCACACCGTGGCAGGTCATAGCTGCCACCGCTTCCGCCTCCATGACAGGCGGGCGTCATGTCTCTTCTCCGGTTCCATCAGACGCTGTAGGCTTACCGGTATAGTGTCTTTCCACTGTCAGCTCCGTGGCCTTTGGAGCAGCTTGTAATGTGCCCCCAGGTTACACACCTATCCCCGGATTGTGGGGAGGTTTCACAAGGGGGCGGTCTAAATTGGCTACCGCGAAAGGTGCGGGTTGCCAAGCCCCCGGCCGGACTCGAACCGGCGACGCTTCAATCACCCATATTCCTGGGCCGCTCTTCCTACTGAGCTACAAGGGCATAGGAGGCCCGGAGGCGGAGGTGAACCCCCGGGCAGAGGGGAAAAGGAGTGGGAGTGCAGAGATACGCCCCCACACTCCCATTGTTACATATGCTACTCTTGTTTTTCCCCTTGCGAGGGGAATTTTCAATTTTTTTTATGAGACGATGAAGGATTTAAGACAGTTGGATAATCAGACCGTCCAATTAAGTAATCAACCGAAACCTCAAAATATTCAGCGATTCTCACAACTGTGTTCATGGTTGGTTCTGCCTCTCCGCACTCATAACGTCTAACGGCGTCTGGGCTTAGGCCACACAACTCGGAAAGCGTATACCGCTTCAATCTATTTCTCTCCCTCAGCCTCCTCAGCCTATCCGGGAACTCATTCAAGGGCTATCCCTCCTCATGCTTGTCTCTGTTCTTGCTTGCAATGGCATTCGCAATCGCGCATACTATTTCGTCGATGACGAGCAGAGCAAAAGTCAGCAAGAAAAAGGTCATCCACAGATGGGCAAGACACCATTCGGTCATGTGGCTATCCCTCCCACAATTCTAGCGCCCGCTTCAGACTCTAAGACGGTATGTAAATCCTCGATGCTGCAGTAGCCTTCCGCGATGCTGTCCGCCAAGTCTCCAACCTCTTTCCAGACCTTTTGCAGCGCTTCAAGATCAAAGCCCTCCTTATCGCGCAGGGCCATCAAAAATAGAGCGCTTGCGAATTTGATGCCATCATCCCGTCCACGAAGCTCAGCCCGTTTTACATCTGCCTTTGACGCCGGCTGTCTGCGGGGATTGACTTTTTTACTCATGCTGCTGATTCTCCTTTGGTGGTTCGGGGAGGGGCATCCAGTGTGTGACTATGTTTTTGATTTCCCCATAATCGCCAAACCATGATTTCATCTCAAGGCTCCAATCGCTGGCAATTGTCCATAAATCCCCTCTTTTATCTTTTACTGCGCATAAATACTTCCCAGTTACTTGCGGCAGCCTATCCTTGACGCGAATCCACTCACTCATGCTGTCCGCCACCTCTCTAACACATTGATTATCTCAACTGCCGTGTCATAGTCGATACGGAATCTATTATAATATAGTTCGGAAATCAGGTTCCGCGCCTTGTAGATGGTGTCTCTCCGCTTCTTCTCAGCAGCATCTTCCGCTTCTTGAAGCTCTGCCTCGATAAGCAATTCTGCCGTTGGCGGGCTAATCTCTCCAGGTGTTTTCCCATAGCCTCCTACTCTTCCAGACCAGCTCCATGGAGATTCTTTAAAACTGCCCCGATTGGTCCTGACAATACCAGATGGAGTGACTTTTTCTACTTTAGCAGTTTGAATCCTTCCCGCAACCCCAAACCCGCTGTATATCACGATATCTCCCGGCTTTAACGATTTCACCCATGTCAATGATTCTTCTTTTGTCATTGCCCGCCCTCCCCGTCGTGGAGGTTGCCTATCATTTCTTCCTCACCTGTCCATGCATATCCTGGGTTCAAATCAGATAGATACACTGCTGGCATTCCTCCGATAAAAGTTCCACCGTGTTCCTGGACCCATACCACCTCATGCGGACAACCACGGCTGCATCTTACAATATCCCCGACAAACACTCTCTTTCCCCTCTTGTCAGTCAGGCCGGTATACTGGCATACCGTGGAGGGGTCAACCTCAAAGAACCCACCAAGCATAATGCCTTTTGTGGGCGGGTCTGCCCTGGCTGAAACCAACCGTGGCAGAATGTACGCTCCCGGCATAAAGTCGGCATCTTCTGGGACATCCACAATGTTTCCCTCTACCCATTCGCCATCACTCAGCCGCTTGGCTTTGAAAAGGATATCTCTCATTTTATCCCCCGATCTCTGCTATGCTCTCAACAAAGCAGTTGTAGTATGTATATCGCTTTCCTTCATAGTCGAACAATACATAGCCGCCATCGTTTCCCTCTATGTCAATTTTCCCCTCAAACTCCGCAATGATGTCCCCATCGGCTGTGTATACCCGGACAATGCGGTCAAGCCCATTCCCTAAATCGCTCTGCTGGTCTACCATAGCCCGTTGTCCACTTGCAGTGTTTCCAAAATACCACAGCATTCCTACAAACAGGCCAATAGTCGCTACCACACAAAGAACGGGAATCGTAATTCTCGCAGCAGTGCTTTCACACACAATTGCCCCAAAGATCGCCCCAATAATTAAGCATCCAGCAATAGCTGTAAAAATGATCCATCCACCAATCGTCATTTATGTTTTTCCTCCATCTCAATCAAAAATGCCGCATTACAAGCCAGATGCCACAGGTGAGGCAGGCCGCTTTCCGGATCGCATTGCTCCCCCTTGAGATAGGACAGCCAGTGCCGGTACAAAGCATCCTGATATCGCTGCGGCTTCACCTGCCGCCAATTCTCCGGGTCGTGGTACTTTTCGTTTCCGTACATTCGGACCGCCGTCACAGCCTCGATCAGAGACACAGGAACCAGAGTAGGACGAGGCTTCCCCGCGTCGGCTTTGGCCTTCTGGTCATCTTCATGGACCCATTTTTTGGTAATCATAACTTCGTTCATTCCGCACCCCCGATGATCTCGTAAAGTGTAACGACCATCTCATTTTTCAGTGATGGGAATGCGTCTTTGCGAAGATAGATGATCTTCCCGTCAACTTTCATTGTTACCATATCGGCAACTTTTCTTAATTCTGCGGGGCCAACCACTTCAAGCAGGTTCTTCACTATCTCCACCTCCTGCTCCGTCCAACGGGGTGGCTCGGTTAAGTCCCAGTATTTAGGGGCAGCTGCGTCTCCTTGCCTTCCGAAATATTGATCACAATACTTTTGCATTTTACATCCCGTACATCTCGCTGGGGTGTCTCGTTGTTCCTTACAGTGTTCTTTAACTTCTCCCAGTGTCCAATCGCTCAGGGGCTTCTGCTTGTCCATGTTGGCCTCCTCCTTCCAGGCGCAGGTGGCGCAGCACTTAGTCATGGTCGGCCTCCTTTCGCTTGCCACGGCTGCAAAAATCATCTTCAGTGATCGTCATACCAGCCCGCTGGCATACAGTGCCTTTGGGGAGGCGATAGCTGCACTCCCAGCAGTAGCACCCGCCCGCCGCATGGATGGGGTCTATGGTGGGGGCGTTGTTTACCACCCCAATGGCATCGTCCACTCCGCGCACATACTGGGTATCACCCTGCGAAAAACAACGCCTATCAAATGTGAAATCTAAATTATCAGCATCAATCAGCCTCATGCTCGTCCTCCTTTATCAAAGCGCCGCAGTTGGGGCAGTATGGAGTTCTGCTCCAAAAATAACTTATTGGATATCCACACTCCGAGCATTTGCATATTTGCTCAACTTCTTTGTTAGTGTTTACCCATCTCCCGTATCTCACCTCCGCAACGTCGGCGGCTGGCATACCGGATATGCATCTATAAAAAGCGCTCCTGCAATCATTCCACCCCTTGTTATATTCCTCTTTCCCCACTTGCCCAGAGTTTCTTCCTTCCGGGCGTTCGTTCAGCGTTGCCTCTCTATCAATATACTCCTTCATTCGCTCCACCTCCGTTCGTGATCGTCCACAATCCGTTCAATGATTTCCAACTCTTCATCTGTCAGCGTCCGGTTCCACGCAATGGAGAAATCGCCCGTACACCGATTCGGGCAGGCCGTACACTCGCAGCGGTTGGCGCTGCTGGTATCATTCACCCTGAATGGGCAGCTGTGGTTATAGCAGTCAGTTCTAATCCCTAATTCCCGTTCGACAAATTCAGCGGGATACATTGGCGGTATAATTTTATTATCCATCCTGCTCCCTCCGTAGTGCGGCCACAGCCGGGCACATACAGCACGGTTTTCCATCACCACTTGACGGAGGATTGAACCTGCAAAATGTACACGGTGAAATGCACTCCTTGTCGGTCTGGGCCAGTTCGCGGAGGCGGTCAAGGTCGTACTCGTCGCCCAGGATGTCCTCAATGGCGGCGAGGCGATTATAAATTTTATCAATGTCCTCTACATCAGGTTCCCTGGCATCATACCAAAATTCATCTTCTTCCCAATATCTATTTATTTCAGTCAGCCGCTTCATGTCAGACCTCCTTCTGCGGGCCGCGCCATTCAAACCACCTTCCGGCGCACGGCTTCTCATCGTTTGGATGCTTTGGCTTCTGTTCGCATACATCCGAGCGCTCAAATTTACACCACTGGCACGGAAAGCCGTTGCCTTCTTCCCACCACTGTTTTGTAAATACCCGAAAATCCTGCTCGATGGCGTCCCGCTCTTTCCGCAGGCGGTCGTTTTCTGCCAGCAGGGCGGTGAGGGCGTCGGCAGCGTCAGTGACAAGTTTTTCTCCTGTAGGCATAGAACACCACAGCCCGTCTTTTTGTTTTAATCGCTCAATCAGCTTTTCGTAGTCCATCAGGTGTCCTCCTCCCCCTCCGGCGGGCGTTTCCCGTCGTCGATTTCAAACTTGATCTTCATCTGTGCGGGGTACAAATCCACTTCTGGCCTGCGTTTTCCGGTCCACCGCAGACCACCAGCCCGCCCCACACATCGCCAGCCCGCCGCCTTAAGGCTTGTCCCGTGCTCACTGTCCAGGATGTAGGTAATCAGTTTGTGGTAGCCCATCGCTCTGGCTGCCCGCCAAGCAGCTGCATAGAGCATTGAGCAGGCATTTCTGGTTCCGTCGGTACAGAGACGGTTGACCTCCAGCGTCCACCCGTCATCAAGATACCGGCTTACCGGACGGCCTACAATGGCAACACCTACGATTTTCTCCCCGTCGGTACAGCCAACAGAGAATTTATGACCCGTGACCGGCTTGTGGTGGCGATGGTGCTGCTCTACAAAGGCATTGGCCTCTTTTAGTGTGATAGGGCAAACCTCAAGCATCGGCCTCTCCCTCCGGCGGGCGGCGGTCAGGTTCTTCCGGTAATGGCATCCAATAAATTGGAGGTGTATCACAATCGGTGTAATATTCTCCATCTGTGACAGAATACCAACCGTCGTCTAACTCATATTTGCCTCCCACGGCCATTTTTAATTTGGCTGAATCACCAAAATAGAGAAGTACGTCAATATCCGGCTTCGGCAACCCCTCTTCCACGCTCACCCACTCGTTCGGCGGGGTGAGGGTGGGCTGACGCTCAACCCATTCTCGCATGATTTTTGCCACGTCTGATATGAGGACAGTCCTATGTCCAGCTTCATAGTCAATTGGCTTCAGTTCTGCTAACATTACATCAGCATCAATCGCCCGCATCTTTCAATTCCTCCATCCTCTCCATCACCATGTCCACGGCCTTGTCCGTCAACGGCCGCCCGCAATTCAGGCAAAATTTACTGTTCAGCTCTATGTCAAAAGCCTCGTGATCCATGTGTTGATTACATACCGCCATAGCTCTAAACGCTGGGATGTGAAGTTTCGGCGGCCCGTTTTTACATGCCGGGCACCCAGGAAACACCTTCTCCACCTGCTCCCGGCTGACGGGGCGGAGGGCTTTCAGTGCCTTTACAGACCACCTCATGGCCTCCACACAGCCAGGGCTTGCCTTTTTGCCTATCCCCTCCAGATATTTCAGGCAGTCCTCACGATTTTGAATCGCTTCTTCCAGCGTCATTGGTGGGCCTCCTTTTCCATCTTCTCCTTGATAGCCGACAGGATGAAATCCCGGTTCAGCACATACAGGTCCGTAATTCCGTGCTCCTTGCACATCTTGATGATCTCGTCCATGATGTAGTTTTCGATATCTTCTTTCCAGAGGACAACCGCCTGTATCGTTGCAGAGGCCACGGTGTTTCCATCCTCGTCTGTTCTGACTTGCAAGGCTGGGTCCCCAATGTCAACATATTCTCCCGTGTTCTTCATTCCATCCCCTCCACTCAATCTTCTTTGATACGAACAGGAAGAACCATTTTAATGTCCTCCTTGTTGGTGCGGAGAAGAATAGGCTCTACATTGCTGCGGAACTCCAAAATTACCGGCTGCCTAAAGCTTTCTCCGGCAGATACTTTTGCTGCCTGTAAAGCTGCCAGGAGGTAATTTCCGTTGAAGCCAATCCGGCCTGACTGGCTCTGCGTAAATCTCAACAGGCGTTTTCTTTCCGGCGCGGAATCTGGACAGATATTCCCGGACCGTGTGCTCCTGAATTTCCAGGAAATTTGCGCATTCCTTCACGCTGCCTTCAAACAGGTACTGCCCATCCCGGTCATAGAGCGTGTACAGAGTGTGGTATGTTTGACCGCGGGCCCTCTCGATTCCGGCTTTCTTCCTGTGGTAGCTGACGGTCGATGGGGCAGCGCCCACCGCTTTTCCGATCTCTCTGTCTGTACATCCGCTCCGCGCCATTTCCACCACGCGCAGAAGCATTTTACTTTTCATGATATGCCGTCACCTCCACCTGGATAGCGTCGCCATCCCAAAACTCGTGGGAGACCCGCTGGACCCATTCCCGGTTGTCGTCCGGGAGCAGATAGCCCTTCATGGCGTCCACAAACGCCTTTCCCAGCGCCGCGTGGTTATCAATGTCCAGGCCGTCGTTCCAGCGGAACGTGATCTCTACCGGCCCGCTGACCATCCGCCGCCGGATATGGGCGCATTTCATGGCCCACTGGGCCAGGGTATGTAACTCCTCAGCGTCCCGTCGGCGCTGTGACCAATGCTTTCCGGCGTAGTAGGCATTCAGGCCGTATCGCTTGTTCCACGCCGCCTTTTCCCGCTTTGTGGGCGGGTAGGGGATGGTAAATTTCATTTCACATACCCCCAGGCGCTTTTATTCGAGCTCTCCGCTGAGGACTTCTTTTCGGATTCCCGCTTTTTCTCCAGTGCATCCCAATCCGCGAGGCACCGGACGCCGCGCGATTGCTTGTCCTGCAGGATTTTGCGGATATACGGCCATGTGGCCGCTTTGCTGTCCAGGGCGATGTCAAAGGCCCTCCGGCATACTTCTGCGCCCATGACTTCTGCAAACCCGCGCAGTTCGTCAAGGGAGGACGGGGACGCGGATGGGTTTACCCGGTTCAGATAGTCAGACACTACCTCCGCTTCCGCTCCTGTTGGCAGTGGGGGGGATAGGGGGGGACAACCCTGACCTTGTCCTTGTCCTTGACCTTGTCCTTGTCCTTGACCTTGTCCTTGTCCTTGACCTTGTCCTTGTCCTT